GGTTTGGTAAAGTCAAAGACACTATCCTCTGACAAGAATGCCACATTGGTTTTTTCTGAGCTTACATCTGTTTGTAACGGATCGTCTACGCTAGCTACATCGTCCAGGCTAAATGTATCTGAGAATGATCTAACAAAAGCAACGGTTCTGCTGAATGACTCACTCATAGAAACAGAATCAGAGTGAGGTGCTTCAAATAATAAAGCTGGTGCATCTTCTATATTTAACGTATCTGATTTAGGTAAACTTAAATCTTTAGCATCTGTCTCACTCATAGACACACTATCTGATTTACCAAGACCTAAATTAAATATAGAGTCTTCTGTTATTGAAAAACTATCACTAACATTCTTACCTATAGCAAAGTCTGCATCTTCAAAGATTAAAACAGAGTGTTGTATTCTTTTAGAAACATCAAGTGTTTGATCATCGTTAAAGTTTAAATTGTTGTCTGTAAAAGGTTTGTTTATTAAAAGGGCTTGCTGATCTGCAAAAGAAATAGTATCAGTAAATTCTCTTAATACTTCTAATAAAATATCTATAGATTCAGTCATTGTAACTGAGTCTGTTAATGACTTAGCAAGATCAAAAGCATGATCCTCTATCATTGAAACAGAATCTGTGAATGGTTTATTAACTGAGTAAGCTAGTTGTTCTAAAATGCTCAAGACAACAACATTTGGGTTATCGCCAGTAAAGTAAAGATTCTTAGTATCTGGATCTACCAGGATATCAGCAAATAGATTTAGACTTTGAACGGTAAGATTGGGTTGAACAAAATCAAGCAAGACTCCTGATATAGGAGCAATAATAGACGCTGATACGTTTAGATTTGGATCAAGGGTAGATGTTTGTAATGTAGGGGAGTTAGACTCAGCTGCTTCTACTGTAAGAGAAACCTCTTGGGTCTTTACACTTACTTGTAGGTTCGGATACTCTACAACTAATCTTATAGCCATTAGTCAAAGTCATCTCTCACATTAAACTTAATTAAATCATTAACTGTTTGGATGTTGCCATCTGATTTGGTTATTTCTATTTCTCCCTCGTAAAACCCTGCCTCAGTAAAAGTAGAATTAGTAAATACCATTGCACACTTACCTGCGGTTGCATCAGTAATAGAGCAAACAATAGTATCAACAATAGCTGTTGTTCCTATCTTTCTAATTCTTACTCTTGTTGTAGATCCTGTAAGATCTATGGGAGCGAAAGTTGCTGCGTCTTCTGGGTCTAATGTTTGTCCAGCGGCAGCAGTATTTGAGTCTGTCAAAGTAAAGTTAAGCTCTGGATGGGTATCCCCAACTACTACTTTAATTGTTGTTGAATATGCCATTACATAAACTCCTGGTATTTAACTGTTAAAGGTGCACCTACTAACCCGTATTTAGATTTTCTAACGGCTTGTGCCTCACCCTTATCATACATTCTTTTATTTAGATCTGCTGCCTGGACATCACTCCATGGGCTATCTTTCATCATTTGCAGTCTATACAAAGCACCATGAATAATAGTTTCTTGATACTCATTAACAATTATATTAGGAATTGTTGTTGCTGTCGCTGTAGGTTTTAAACTATATAACGCATAGAGCGAATAGTTTTTTTCGGGGGTGGGAGCGAATAAAATAACCTCTTGATTTCTTTGTGCATAATATTTTGGTCTACCTTTACCATAAGCATCAATCAATGATGGTGTACCTATTAAAGACTTAGGCTCTAATCTTTTTAAACTTTTTTCTGACACTTGATCATTTGATTCTCCAAACTCACAATAAAAATCAATAATATGATTTAACTCAGTTCCTGTTGGAATATCTAAATCAGCAGCTTCGTACTCGTTGATGCCTGTAACTGTTTGAAATAAAGTAAGTTCTGATAGATAAATATCTGTGTTAACACAAAAATCAATTATAGTGTTTCTTAATTCTTCGACAGCAATAAATGATGGACAGCTTGGTGCTTCTCTTTTTACTTTAGGAACTAATGATTCTATCTTTTTTGCTACTGCCATTATTCATTATTGTGCTGGTGTTGATGGTCGTGGAGTAGATCCAGCATCAACTTGGTTTTTAACTCCTAGTGAGTTTTGGAATGACTGTAAATAAACTCCAGATCTTTGTAGATCTCCAGCGTATTCAGTATCTTTTTGATATGCTCTATATAACATAAAGTCTAAGATCGCATTAGCATAGACATCGTCTAGAGATATCACTGTCGTTGATGATGTAAAATCACTGATAGTTATATCTACAGGTGCTGAACTATAAACAATCTCTATAGTTGCATCAGATGCTGTTGTGTGCGGGTATACATAAAAAACTTTTGGATCCAGTGGATCGTAAACATAATGCTCAACATTTGTACCTGTTGTTCCATGCCAGTCTTCAATCTGATCGTCCAGGACTCTTCTTTCAATGTTTGTTATTGGTTTTGTTGTAGGTGCAGAGTTTCTATAAATAGATAATAGTCTTAGACCTGCACTTGGAAGAGTCTGCTTGGCACTGTTAGCTGTTAAAGTAAAAGATGCGTTGACTGGGTTTGCGTCTGGTCTAAACAACACAATCTCTCTCTGACCATCATTAAGATAGTTCAATAAAGTTTGTTGTGACCATCTTACATTAGTCGTGTCTTGCAGAATCTCTTCTGCTCTATTTATAAGATCAATTACTTTAACTGTTGCCATTTTATAGTCCTAGTTTTTCCTTCTCTTCTTTTGTCAAAGATCCCTTGTCGTAAACAAACTCCCAAAAATCTGGTCTGTGCATTGGATGCCAGGCAACTACTTTGCCGTGCTCTCCTCTTGAAGCTATTGGATCTTTAGAGTTTGACTCAACTACAACTTCCTCTTCTACCTCTACTGAGTTTTCTATTGAAGCATACTGTTGTTCTAAATCTTTTAGTTTGTCTTTTGGGTTAAGAGAAACATTGTAGTTCTCTTTTGCTGATTTAATAAGTTCGTCTTTTGTCATAGTAACCTCGATTTAATTATAACTATGTTTAAGTTATCACAAAAACATGGGTGCAAGCTAGTAGGAAAAAAACAAAAAAGAAGGGGAGCCGAAGCTCCCCCCAAGCTAATATTAAGCAGTTTTTAACTTAAATTCGCCAATAGCTGTTGGTAAGATTACTTTGTAACCGTACACAGCTAAACCTCTAACGCCATCACCGAATGAAGACTCAAGTCTTACAGTTTCAGTGTTAGTCATTTGAGAAGCATAAGCAATAGCTTTTGGATGTCCAAATAAGCCAGATGTTACACCAGCTGATGTGCTTAAGTTGTTAGAAACATACATATTGAATCTATCAACTGTACCAATAAAGCCATTTCTTAATGGTGAAACATTGTCACCTGTTAAGTATGCTTGTCTTAGTTCTGACTGCTTTAACACTGTTGCAACAGCAGGATTGATGATCATAAATCTTCCTTCTTCAGGAATATTGTTTTCATCAAGAAGCTGTCCAGCGTCAAGGATATGTCCAAGAACAGTTGAAGATGTAACATTAGCAGGTGTGCCGCCATTGATGTCTGTTAAAGACGAACCAGCCGCTACGTTTGCGAATACATCTTGCTCAATAGCGATCTTCATGTTTTGAGCTGCGTCACCCGCTGCTTCATTTAGAAAGTCGATATCGGCTTGCTCTTTTAGGATGTCATCAACTTTAAAAGCATAGCTTTTAGCTTTGTCGATGTTTAACTCAATGGTAGATGAAGTAACATCTGAATAGGAAATAGATCCTGAGTAGTCAGCAACCGAAACCGCTGGTACTGTTCTAATGTTAACTTTGTTACCTAACCCTGAAATCTCTCCTTCGTACTCGTTAGTTGTAACTTCAGACAACATGGTCTGAGCATAAAACTTAGCTTGTAGTTTTCTAGAGAATACTTCAGGTATAAAATGCTGTTCACCAGCTGCAAAGCTAAAGCTTCCGCCTGAAGATGAATATGCCATATTAATTACCTCAATATAAAAAAATTATTTTAAGCAGTAATGTCCTATGTCCTAACCCTTCCATCTGTGTAAGCCTGATCAATTTCTTTTTCAAGCTTTCTAAATTCTTTATCAGAAAGTTTACCAATTTCTTGGGCAGTCCAAATTCTTTTACTACTACCTACGTTTTGCTTCCTGGCTTTAGAGAGTGAAGGTTCAACATTTTGTTTTGCCTTTTCCACTAATTCCTTCTTGGAAACTTTTTTGGAAACCAGACCTAAATCTTCTTTATATTTTGATAAGAGTGCTACAACGTCTTGGGCATCACCATCGGATGCGGCAGTACGCCACATTCTAGATTGTCTTTCTAACCATATAGTGAAATCATCACTAGCTGATACAGACTTCCAATCTGGATGCACATCAGCAATAGCTGCATAATGCTTCCTATCTGCTTCTTCTTGTTGAGACTTCAAGACCTCTTCTGTAGCCTGTTGCATTTTTTGATCAACAGACGCGATGCGAGCATCGACATAACTTTGAAGCGGTTTAACAATTTCTGGGTAATCTTTCATAATCTCACCTAGATCTATGTTCACCTCTTCCTTCTGTTTCTCAATACGAGCCTCAGACTTCATGCTTTCAATCGCTGTTATCTTATTAGACATTTCAGCTATCTTGGCTTCAAGTTCTTTCTCTCTCTGGGTAGCCTTGGTCATTCGTGCCTGAGCATTCTTGTACCTTTCTTCCCACTGTTCAGCAGATAATAAACCCTTATCGGATTTAGTTTCTTTTTCCTGAATCTCTTCTTCTTGCTGATCAGACGCTTCTTCAGTTTCCTGAGATTCATCGGGTAAAGTTTCTACATCTTCGACAACTTCTTCAGGGGTGTCTTCAACTTCTGCCTCTTCGGTAGCTAACCCTTTGGCTTCTGGTTCAGATTCCTGTTGAGAGTCTTGAATTTGTTTCAACATCTCATCAGCTTCTTTTTCAAGCTTTTCAGCGATTTTCTCGCCTTTAGTTTTTTCTCTTTCCATTTTTTCGGTTCCTTATCGGGGTATCGAATTAACTATAAATGTTAGGTGTATCCTTTCGGGAACCTAACGAATTAATTACTTTATCAGCAATTGTATCTAAAGATACTATAAACTTAAGAATGTCGCAACGCCCTTGACTAAAGCGGTAGTCCTCCGTTATTTCCAACTGGTCCCGCTCCATTTGGCGGAGCGACTCCATTTCGTCCATCAGGACCGACCATTCCGTCCCCATTTGGGACTTGATCAACTTGACCGCCTTGCTGGCTGGCAAGGATAGCTTGTTGTAGTGCTTGCTCATCCATTAACTCCTTTTGTGATTTAATTACTTCTTCTGGATCAATATCTAAAGACTTAGCAATATCAGTTAATAGTTTTTCTCTATTAACCATTTGTGCATCCATTGGATTATTGATTAAAGAAAGGAACTGTAACAATCTTTGTGATTGTACTTCTTTCTGTATAAGGGCTGTGGATCCTTTTGCAACTATACGCATATCTGATTTAACATTTTCATTTTCATTCCATGTCATGTTCCAATCATATAGTGAACGTATCATTGGTTTGGTAAGGTAGTCATCAATGTTTTTAATAACTGATTTTAAGACTATGTTTGCGTTGCTCATTAATATAGAAATACCTGTGGCAGTTCTATTAAGTGAACTCTGTGTTTGTCCGTGGGTGTAGGACGGTAGTGCCGTAGTCTCATCGGCAAATCTTCTAAATAATTCTATAACTGATACAAGTGCTGGTGAGTTTGACTGGGGCTGATAGAATCTAACCAT